TATGCCTTCTGACTTATTTAACCTGTTCACAAGCAACAGAACAAAAATAACAAGGAATAAATAACCATGAATGAAGTAACAGAAAAAAAGTCTGCTCCTCTTCCAGCTAATATGTTTGAAGAAGATGCAGCAAAAGGTTTAGGCGCAATAGGTCAAGAAGATCTTGCCTTACCTTTTCTTAAAATCCTAGGACAACTTTCACCAGAAGTTAACAAACGTGATGGTAAGTATGTTGAGGGTGCAGAACCAGGAATGATTTTTAATTCTGTTTCTGGAGAGTTGTATGATGGAGTGAAAGGCTTAGATGTCATTCCTGCATTCTATAAACTTGAATACATCGAGTGGAAAGATAGAGGAGAAGGACCAGGTGCACCAGTTGCAATTTATGATTCTTCATCTGATATCATGTCCAAAACAAAACCAGATGCAAACTACAAAGATAGATTACCAAATGGTAATTACATTGAAAAAACTGCATCGCATTTTGTTATCATAACTGGTGACAGTCCAGCGACTGCATTAATTTCTATGAAGTCTACTCAATTAAAAATTAGTAGAAAATGGAATTCAATGATGTCGGGCATAAAACTAAAAGGTAAAAACGGTTTATATACGCCGGCATCTTTTAGCCACATTTACAAACTAAAGACTACTCAAATGTCAAACGATAAAGGCACTTGGTTTGGTTGGGAAGTAAGTAAAGTTGGTCCTATTACTGACGCGAGTATCTATCAACAAGCTAAATCTTTTTCTGAAAGCATCTCTAAAGGTGCAGTAAAAGCAAAGCATGGTGAAGAGAAACCAGCAGAAAGTAAAAGCATTATATAATCCCTCCGGGGTATGTGCACAGCGTGGGCCGCAAGGGAGACTAAGTGGCCCGCGTAGACAGGATAATTATGCAAGAATATATAAAAATATTTAATGGCTATAGACATGCATATGGAATTGCAGATTGGACTAACGCTGTTGTAGATCCAGAAAGCGGTAAAAAGAAACCGGTATACAGATGGAACTACGAAGAGTTTACTGACGTTATTTATCAAGAACATTTAGAGGGAAATATTTCTGTAGGTATTCAACCTACTAATGAAAAAGGTAGCGCTATATTTGGAGTCATAGACGTAGACCCAAAACAATATGAAAACTTCGACAAACAATTTTATTTAGAAACTATTCAAGAATATAAACTGCCCTTAGTGCCAATAGAATCTAAAAGTGGTGGACTCCATTTATATTTATTTATGAATGAATTTGTACAATCAACAATTATTGTATCGTTCTTAAGTAACTTATTACCTATATTTAATCTTAAACCAGACTGCGAGATATTTCCTAAACAAACACAACTAACAAAGGATCCGGAAACAGGGATTTTAAAACCGGGACAGTTTATAAATTTACCTTACTACGGTGGACAAAGACGTGCAGTCAATATTGATGGTACTTTCTTTACATTAGAACAATTTATAAAAGTTGCAGATGCAAACATAACTACAGTAGAAGAGTTAAAAACACTTACAGAAGACATGGAAAAGCAATCTATGGAAGGTGTTGATGAGGATTTTTTAGAAGGACCACCGTGTCTTGCTTTAATATCTAAAATATCTAACCAATCTAGCTTTGATGGTAAAGATAGATTTATGTATAACTATCATGTGTTTGTTAAGATGAAATACCCAGATACATGGGAACAAAAAGTTAAGAACGCACCAGTAAAATATTTTGCAAGAGAACACGCAAATGCGTGGGACGACAATAAACTAAAACAAAAAACAAGATCATGGAATCGATCAGAAAAAGGTTACACTTGTAACCAGAGTCCTATTAGTGATTTTTGTAAGAAGGGTATATGTGTTAAAAAGAAGTTTGGTATACTAGCAGGATCAAAGGGACAGTATCCTGTATTAACTAACTTAAGAAAGATAGATATAGAACCAGATCCAGAATATGAATTTGATGTAACTAAACCAGATGGTATCGGCAAAGCAACAGTGCATTGTAAAACAATCGAACACGTAACTGATCAACGTAAACGTAGAAACTCAATAGCAAAAGCTGCAGGGTTTCCACCACCGATTATAAAAGCACCTGAAGACCAAACAGTGTTAGAAACTTTATTTCAAACACAGAAAATAATTAACCCACCTGTAGGTACATCACCAAAAGAAAAATTACACGACGTACTTCACGCAAAAATAAATGGACCCAAAGCTATGAATGATGCATCGTTTAAATCCGGCACAGTATTAATAGAAGATGGTTATGCATACTTTAAATTTGATAAATTTTATGACAAACTAAAATCTAAAAACTGGAAACACGGTGAAGATAAAACGGGTGTAATGATGAAAACTAATTACAAACATTGTGACATACAATTTTTAGAACAAAAAAGATATCCGACAAAAGAAAAAGGTAAGTACAATACACCTACAAAGAATGTGGTTTGTATAAGCATAGAACAGTTTGAGGATATTAAAATTAATCATAATAAATTATTACATAACACGGAGATAATGTAGTGTCTGTTAGAAAAATATTGGGTCCTCCAGGTACGGGTAAGACAACAAAATTATTAAAGTATGTTAAAACATTTTTAAAACTGGGTACACCTATCGATAAGATAGGTTACTTTGCATTTACAACTAAAGCAGCGAATGAAGCAATAGATAGAATGTTAGATGCATACCCTAAACTACAGAAAAAAAATTTAAAACATTTTAGAACCCTACATTCACTAGCATTTAAAACACTTGGATTAAAAAAATCTCAAGTTATGCAAGACGAACATTATGAAGACATTGGCAGGCAACTTGGAATAGAGGTTACGGTTTATTCTAATGGCCAGGAAAAAACTGGTTTTGTAGATTCTGACAGTGAGTATTTTAATATAGTTAATGCTGCAAGAATTAAGAACGTAACTGTTGAAGAAGAGTACAATACAGATATGTATTCAGACGACATAGATAAACATATGTTGCAAATATTAAAAGACGAAGTGGATAACTATAAATACTCTTACAAGTTAGTAGACTTCACTGATATGATTGAAAAATTTAATGTGGCAGAATTGTGTCCAAAATATGATGTAATATTTGTGGACGAAGCTCAAGATTTATCACCAATACAATGGAAAATGTATGATATACTTAAGAAAAACTCTAAACATGTTATCTTAGCCGGTGATGATGATCAAGCTATTTATGGTTGGGCCGGTGCAGATGTACAAAGGTTTCAAAGCGAACCTGCAAAGAACATTATTTTGCCACAATCTTACAGGGTGCCACTAGCAATACAACAGATAGCAGATCAAATATTAAATCGTATACCCGACAACAGGAGAATTAAAAAACAATGGGCACCGCGTCCGGAATCAGGGACCGTGGAACATATAACAGCGGTAGAAGATGCACCACTACATGAAAGTGATTGGTTAATACTAGCTAGAACAAATGACAAATTAATAAAATTAAAACCAGTACTAAAAGAGATGGCTATTTATTTTGAAATAAAAGATAGAAAAAGTTATAAAACAAGATTGTATACAGCAGTAAAAAATTACACAAGATGGACTAAAGGGGATAAACTTTCTTTGTCTGAATGTAAAGACTTGTTCGAATATTTAGAACTAGATAAAGAATTAAAAGAGGAAAGAATGTATGATTTGCAGGAGTTTGGTTACAATACTTCTGATGAGTGGTATGAAGTTTTTAAATCAGATCCAGAAGAATGTTTATACATAAGAGAGATGTTGAGGTCAGAAGAAAAATTAAATAGTCCAGCACGGGTCAAGCTGTCTACCATACACTCAGCAAAAGGTGGAGAAGCAACGAATGTTTTATTAATTTTAGATAATACAAAAAAAATAAGAGAAGCAGTAGACAAGAGTGAAGACAAACATGATGAAGAACATAGAGTTTGGTACGTGGGTGTAACCAGAACCAAACAAAATTTATATATAATGACACCACAAAGAGAGGACAGAAGTTATGACATCTAAAAAAGAAAACCCATACTTAAAACAAGTTTCGGGAACACATTACATGTACATGGAAATACAGCCTGCAGAGTTTATCAATAAGAATAAATTGCTTTTTGCAGAGGGGTCGGCTATAAAGTACATATGCAGACACTCAAAGAAAGGCGGAGTAGAAGACATCGATAAAGCAATACATTATTTAGAAATGATTAAACAAAGGGACTATGGAACCAAATAATCACATACCATTTTATATGGGGCTGTTTACCTGCCTACTGATTTTTTGTCATCTAGCATTATGAAAAGAAGTATAATTAGAAAAACAATTAAGATTGATAAACATAAATTTAATCTAGAGATATATCCAAGATTGGTTGATTGGGAAATATTTCCACACAATTACGATGCTGCTTTGTATGCGTTTAGCAACAAGGAAAAATTAAATAAAAAAATACAAACTAACCATGTATATCAAAAGGAAACAAGATGAAGATACCTACGTTTAGTGCACAAACAGAATGGGTTATACCTAAAGAATTTCCAGACCTTAGACAGGTTGATGAAATTGCAATTGATTTAGAGACAAGAGATCCAGACTTAATTAAAAAAGGATCTGGTGCAATTATTGGTAACGGAGAAGTTATAGGAATAGCAGTAGCGACTGCACATTACAAAGGATACTTTCCTATAGCACACCAGGGTGGTGGAAACATGGATCGTAAGAAAGTTTTAGAATGGTTTAAAGATATTTTAAACACAACTTCTACAAAAATATTTCACAATGCAATGTATGATGTATGTTGGATCAGGGCTATGGGTTTTACGATTAACGGCAGAATTGTAGACACAATGATAGCTGCAGCTGTGACTGATGAGAATAGATTTAGATATGATCTTAATAGTTTGTCATGGAAGTATTTAGGTTTTGGTAAGAACGAGGCTGCACTTGCAGAAGCAGCAGCTGAATGGGGTATAGATCCAAAGTCAGAAATGTACAAACTACCATCGTTAAATGTTGGAACATATGCAGAAAGAGATGCAGAAGCAACGTTTGGCTTATGGCAAGAAATGAAAAAAGAAATTATTGCACAAGATTTAGATTCTATATTTAATTTAGAGACAGATCTATTTCCTTGTCTGGTTGACATGAGATTTAAAGGTGTAAGAGTTGACGTAGAAGCAGCGCACAATCTTAAGAAAACATTAATAGGTGAAGAGAATGCTTTACTAAATGCTATTGAAAAAGAAACTAATGTACGACCACAGATTTGGGCCGCAAGCAGTATAGCAGAAGTGTTTGAAAATTTAAAGATAGAGTTTGAACGAACTGAAAAAACACAAGCACCTAGTTTTACAAAAAACTTTTTACAAGAACACAAACATCCTGTTGTTAATATGATTGCAAAGGCAAGAGAAGTTAACAAAGCACACACAACTTTTATAGATTCTATTTTACGTTACGAACACAAAGGCAGAATACATGCAGAGATAAATCAGTTACGTAATGCAGGTGGTGGCACAGTCACAGGAAGATTCTCTTATCAGAATCCTAACCTACAACAAATTCCAGCACGTAACAAAGATCTTGGACCAAAGATCAGATCATTGTTTATACCAGAAGAAGGTTGTAAGTGGGGTTGCTTTGACTACTCTCAACAAGAACCACGTCTTGTTGTACACTACGCAGCATTATATAAATTACCGTCAGTGTATGATGTAGTCGAGTCTTATCAAAATGATTCTAGCGCAGACTTTCACCAAACGGTAGCAGACATGGCAGAGATACCTAGAACACAAGCAAAAACAATTAACCTTGGTTTGTTTTATGGTATGGGTAAAGCTAAACTGCAGGCAGAGTTAGGTGTATCTAAAGATAAAGCTGCAGAACTATTTAATACTTATCACGCAAAAGTACCTTTTGTTAAACAACTTATGGACAAAGCATCTAACAGAGCACAAGACCGTGGACAGATAAGAACTTTACTTGGAAGACTTTGCAGGTTTCACCTGTGGGAACCTAATAGTTTTGGTATGCATAAAGCAATGACACACGAAGATGCACTCCAGGAACATGGACCGGGGATCAAGAGAGCTTACACATACAAATCTTTAAATAAATTGATACAAGGATCCGCTGCTGACATGACAAAAAAATCTATGTTAGAGTTATACAAAGAAGGTATTGTTGCACATATACAAATACACGACGAATTGTGTCTATCTATAGAAAATGACGCACAGGCAAAAAAGATTGTTGAGATTATGGAGCAAGCTGTTACTCTAGAAGTACCAAACAAAGTAGACTATGAACACGGTGTTAACTGGGGGAGTATAAACGACTAATGGCTTATTTAAATGCAAACATACCTATTATAGAGTGTTACGTAAGAGGTAACTATCTAAGAGATCAAAAAGATTCACACGATAAATATTTTGAAGTAGGAGTATTTGGTTTTAGCTCTATACCAAACAGAGTACCTATGTTTCATTTCTTAATGGAAGATGGTGGTTTGTGGTGGAGGGCACCTATCTCAGCTTTCTGTACTAAACCTGGAGTAAAAGAATTACCACTTGACGAGTTAGTTATGTGGGACAGCTTTAGTTACAATGTAAGTGTCACAACTTTCTATGAGTTAGCTGGTGCAACCATGCAATACATATCTAGGCGTAGAGTAAAACGTAAGGGTAAGTATTTATTTACAATTGATTGGTGTGCAGGAGACTTTAATGAATTAAATTTTGGCTATGCAGAAAAACCTGATCAGCATAAATGTGGCCATGTACTGCAATTAGAGGACGGAAACTTCGCAATACAGCCCAATAATAGGCTTAAAATGTTTGATGCATCTATGGGTGTTGACCCAAACAAGAACTTGATTAACAGACTAGTAACAAGTAAGATATATTCCGTAGAAAATTCAGCTAAATGGATTACAGACGAACACGAAGAAGGGAGTTATGACTATAAGCTGAAAAACTTG